CTAATCATAACGTGGCGTCATCTTAACCTACCTGACCCCACACCAGTTCAATTAGACATTGCTGAGTATTTACAGTACGGACCTCGTAGAAAGATCATACAGGCCTTTAGAGGAGTGGGTAAGAGTTGGATAACTTCTACCTATGTTGTGTGGAAACTACGGATGAATCCACAGTTAAAGTTCCTTGTAGTCTCAGCTAGTAAAGACAGAGCAGATAATTTCTCTACTTTCACCATGCGTCTTATCAATGAGATGCCAATATTAGCTCCGTTGCGTCCAGAAGACACTCAGAGGAACTCTAAGATAAGTTTTGATGTTGGCCCTGCATCTGCTGATCATGCCCCTTCTGTTAAGTCTCAGGGCGTCTTAGGACAAATGGCAGGTAGTAGAGCAGATGAAGTGATTGCTGATGATGTGGAAGTACCAAACAACAGCTTTACTCAACCGATGAGAGACAAATTAAGTGAAGCTGTTAAAGAATTTGATGCAATACTGAAACCTAACGGTAAAATTACCTTTCTAGGAACACCACAAACAGAACAATCTCTATACCTAACACTAGAAGAAAGAGGATATACAACTCGTATCTGGACTGCACGTTATCCAGAACTTAAAAATAACTATGGAGATAGACTTGCTCCCAAGTTAGCTCAGAGGCTATCAGAAGAGCTTGTAAAGCCTAAAGATCCTGTTGACCCTGATAGGTTCTCATCAATAGATCTCATGGAACGTGAAGCCTCTTATGGACGTTCGGGATTTAGCTTACAATTTATGCTCGACACTAGCCTTTCTGATCAAGACCGTTACCCTCTCAAACTATCAGACCTAATCATTAGCAGTGTTAACCCTGATCATGCACCAGAAAAAGTAATCTGGTCATCATCACCCGAATATGTAATCAAAGAATTACCTTGTGTAGGCTTTAATGGAGACCATTTCTACAGACCTGCACAACAATTCGGTGATTGGATTGAATATACAGGCTCTGTAATGTTTATTGACCCCTCTGGTAAAGGACGTGACGCAACAGGATACGCTGTTGTAAAGATGCTAAACGGTAATCTATACGTCCCAGACGCAGGTGGATTAAACGGTGGTTACTCTGACGCAGTATTAACAACCCTATCCAAGATAGCCAAGACAAATAAAGTAAATACAATTCTCGTTGAGTCAAATATGGGTGGTGGTATGTTTGCAGAACTCCTTAAACCCTTCCTTCTCCGCTATCACCCCTGTGAAGTCAAGGACGTACGCAATACAAAGACTAAAGAATTACGCATAATAGATACTCTTGAACCTGTTATGAACTCTCACAGGCTGATAATAGACCGCAAGGTAGTGGAAAAAGACTACAGATCCAACCCTAACGAAGCTCCAGAAAGAAAACTTAAACTTCAACTCTTCTATCAGATGTCACGCATTACAAAACATAGAGGTTCTCTTGTACACGATGACATCCTTGACGCTCTATCAGGAGCAGTAGCCTACTGGACTGAGTATATGAACCAAGACGAAGATAGAAATATTAAATCTAGAAGAGATGAATTACTTGCCATACACCTAGACAACTGGGGTTCTTCTATTAACAATTCTGTTACACAAACTGCACTAGGACTAACACCTGCACAGATAAGAAATTCTAATGCCTCTAACGATGGATTTATAAGTAACACTTATTAGGTACCACCTGTAGATAAATTAACCCATGAAAGGGGGGGATTATAGGGGGGGATAGCTACCATAGAATGTGGGTAGTGATTTGGCTCTGACAAATTACTGCCCAGTTAAGACACTAAAGACAATAATAGTTAATTACATAGTCACAGAATCTTCAAAGAACTATCATCATCAGAATAATCTTATAAAATAAATAACATAAGATCCCTATAAGACACTTCTGGGCAGTCTATAGGGATCTTATAGTCCTCTTATAGATAATCTTATAGTTAACTATTAGATATCTTATAGATAACCTATACATAGGTCTGAAATAATTTTGGAACAAAAATTTGAGGGGTTTACGCATATATACAAAACTAAAAGTCCCCCCTATACATAGACTTTTTTGTGTGGATTCTTACTATAACTACAGTCTTTTTATTGCAGTACTGTCTACATGACAGTTCTGCACACTAGTGATAGATAGGGTTCTGGTAACTTTGGACAAACTTTTGGACAATTTGGACATAAAAATAGAACATAGGGGGCATATAGAGGGTCTATTGTTACAAAGTGTTAAGAATCTGTAATTTTATTTAATCGATGCCCATCATCTAGTAATACTACAGTCTAGTACTAGCTAACTAATAGATACCTAATAGATAGCAGTACTAAGTTGTAGAGATAAATCTCTACTAAGCCCCAGAACTTATTAACAACAATGGACCAAATCAAAGAAAAGGACATTGAGTCTTTATTAAAGACACTCAATAAAAAGACTAACAATCCAATAGAAACCTGGAACACAGAGAAAAGTTGTCATAATCCAGGGAACATTTATTTACAGGGTGTAGCTGGTTATTACAACTTAGACAGGGTTTCTAATGAAGGAGGAGGAGCAGGGCATTTAGCCCAGGGTTTAACTAAACGTCAAGCTTATGACTGGCTAAGAGCAGCTATTACTGGTATTGACTTATTAGAAAACAAAGCAGGTACTTTTTAAAATGTCTTATCCTCCTGATCATTCAATACCTTTTTATTCTGGTGATTTAATGCCAGAGGATTTTTCTAAATGGCTAGATACCTTACCTAAAGGTTACTCATATCAAATGAATGAGATAACAAAAGATAGAGGTGTTTATACATTCTTTATAGAAAAGTCTTAGACAATCCCTTAAAGCCTCTGCGGAGGTTTTAAAGGGTTCTCTCATAGATTGAACCTTAGTAGTTGTTTACAGCTACAAACACTGCCCAGTAACTAATTAATTAAATGATTCAATCATTACATTTTAAGCGTGCTTTTTGGCTAGGTCATGAGAATCAACTTGTTTCATGTCCAATTTTAGAGGATGGCACTATTCAAGACTGGAATCATGAACCAGTACATTTAGTCCATAGATGGTATAAACATGCAAATTTATTACCTTATGACATTGAATGTCTTTTTAAAATCCATGCTCGTTTAGTTCAAACAGATAAGGGAGAACTATATGACATCAAAATTAAGGAGGTCGTATAAATGACTTCTACTAACCACCAAGAAGAGAGTCTAAAGGCTGCCAGACGTGCAGAAGCAGAGCGTATATGGTTTTCAGATGAGGCCAGTGACGAGGAACTTCTAGAGGTCTATAAGTCTTTAGATGTTAAGGAGGAGGATCTTTAATTATGTATCTTGTTAAAACTTTTTCAGCGTGGACTACTTTTGATGATCAAATCTTAAATGATAAAGAATTAAAAGAATATAAATCCTACGCTAAAGATCAACAACTATTAATTGAAGTTGAAGAAATAGAGCCTAGTAAAATCTAGGCTTTTTCTTCTATCTTTTTTTTTTATTTTTTTATTATTCCTGGTCTTATTATCCGTAGCCGAACTTTAAATGAACCTATTAAGAATTTTTTCTGTATGAATTTTTAACAGGCTCTTTTGAGTCTATTGTCCCAGATTTTTATTTAATTATGAAAGTAAAAAACTTTTCTAATATCCCTATCGAATTTCTTATTGGGTCTTGTATAACTTTATCTGATGAGGATGAGGGTAGGGTCGTTAAACAGGTGTGTGTAGACCTGGAAAGGCATAGCGTTATTCTTTATGACCAAGAAGGTAATGGAATGTATTGGGAGTCCTTACAGCATGCAGAAATCACTTTAGGAGGTAGATAAATGGCTAAAACCAAAAAGGAAAAATGGATTGAACAAGAGCGTGAAAGACTTCTAAAACAACATCATGATTATGTTGAAGTTATCAGAAGAAATGAAGACTTCATAGAAACCAATTTATGGCAGATAGGTTTGTTACATGCTCCTATGAGAACATTAATGAATCAATATTCCTTTTTTAAGGATCATACCTTTGATGAGGATCAAACAGAAATCATGTGTATTTGTACAGGTGAAAGAACTGATATGAATCCTGAGAGTACACTTTATAGTGAAATTAAATTTGGAATGAAAGTTATCAGGAAAGAACAGGAACGCCTTAGTAATGAAATTGTTGAATATCGTCAGCAACTTAAAGAAAGAGGTGATATGGGAGATTCTTATAAACTTTTCTTATGTGAATCTACTGATGAAGTCTTATCAAAGAGATACGACAAGGAGGTAAGTAGATGAGTGAATATCCGTACAGTCTTAATGCCATTGCCAGTCATCTTAAAGATTTATCTTTGAAGTTATCTAAGTTATTAGATATTAGCCATGATGACGCATGGGAAATGTGCATACAAAAACTGGATGATAAGTTTTTAATAACAAAATCAAGCAAAGAAAAAGAGATAGATGATCGTATTAAAAATAAATTATTTAATTCTGATGTAATGGATAAGGAGGGTGATCAATGAATAGTATTAACGACTCTTTTACAATCCCATCAAAAGTATTTGATTGGGGTAAATGGTGGCATGAAATGTCATCAATACAAAGACAAAACTGGCTTAGATATTGGAGACTTGAAAGAGTTGAAGAACTAAGACAAGAAAAAAGAGATCAAGCATTTAAAGATCACCTTTTTGAAAAATATTATATGGATAAGGAGACTAATGATTCAATGTCCTAACTGCGGAAGCAATACTATTGCTTATGGTCAGACAAGAGACCGACCTAACGCAAATTATGTTTGGAGATCTCGTACGTGTAAAAATCCGCAGTGCCGTAAAACTTTCAGTACAAGGGAGTACACGTTAGAAGAACTTGCTAAGTTGATTGATGAAGGTGGGAACTCTGTAGTGGATCTTCGCAATCAATGTGATGATCTATTAGCAGACCTTGCCGAACTAATAACCCAATACAGAACAACAGATGCCAAAGGTAATTAACTTTAACAAGTATAAATACGAACGTAACAAGGTAATAGATGAGAAGATAGCTAATGCAGAACTGAGGATTTTTGAATTGGA